TAACTCTTGAGCATATACCTGTTGAAACATTACGAGCTGAAAAGTGTAATGACAAAGGCGAAATAGAAGCATACTTTTATCACTACGATTGGTCTAAGTACAAAAAAAGCGATGAGCTGAAACGTATTCCTGCCTTTGGCACTTCTAAAGAGGGATTAGAGATAATGTACATAAAACCTTATAGAGCAGGATTTAAGTACTATTCGCCTGTTGACTATCAAGGGGGTACACAATACGCAGAGTTAGAGGAAGAGATAAGCAACTATCACTTAAACAATATAATGAATGGTCTTGCACCTTCAATGCTTATTAACTTTAATAACGGAACTCCTGATCCTGAGCAAAGAGAACTAATTGAAAGACGTATATACGAGAAGTTTAGTGGTAGTAGCAACGCAGGTAAGTTTATTTTGGCTTTTAACGATAACGCTGAAACTGCTGCTGATATACAACCTATTCAACTAAGTGAAGCCCACAACACCTATCAGTTTTTAAGTGATGAGAGCGCTCGTAAGATACTCGTTTCACACAGGGTAGTATCGCCTATGCTTTTAGGAATTAAAGACAATACAGGGCTCGGAAACAACGCAGACGAGCTTAAAACAGCTACGTTGCTTATGGATAACACAGTTATACGTCCATTCCAAAGATTGCTTATTGAAAACTTTGAGCAAATACTTGCTTATAATGGTATCTCACTTAACCTATACTTTAAGACCTTACAGCCTTTAGAGTTTACTGACCTTGACAATGTAGAGGACTCTGAAACACGAGAAGAGGAAACAGGTGTTAAGATGAGTAAAGAGGACTTGACAGATGAGGAGTTTGACATTATCCTTGACGAACTAAGGGGCGAAACAATATCAAACCGATGGGAAGCAGTTGACGTAAGGGAACACAGCGAGGATAACGAAAGCATAGAAGATTGGGCTGTTAAAAACATTGAGTCTAAGGAAGAGCAGTTAGAAAAGAAATCAATCGACTCTAAAAAGAGTGGGTTTAGCTACTTAGACAAATCCCTATATAAAGTAAGATACCGATACTCTGAAAAATACAGCTCAGGAAAATCAAGACAATTCTGTCGTATTATGATGAGCAGAAGTAACAGAGGGGTTGTGTATCGTATAGAGGATATTGACAAAGCATCAAACGCAGGTGTAAACAAGTCTTTTGGGCATAAAGGCAAAGCGTATGATTTGTTTAGATTTAAAGGTGGGGTAAACTGTGGGCATAGATGGGAAGAGGTCTTATACAGACTAAAATCTAAGACTATGAAAAAAGTAATCCAAAACTACGATGAAGTAAACAAGATACCTAAGTCTTATGCACCGACACCACGAGGATATAAGGATGCAGAGAAAGCACCAAAGGATATGCCAAATAACGGACACCACCCAAATTATAAAGGATAATGGCAACAGCTCTATTTATATCAAGAACGGACTTAGTTAAGAACAGCATTATAGATGGTAATGTTGATACTGACAAGTTTATACAGTTTATCAAGATTGCACAGGAGATTGAGGTGCAGAACTATTTAGGTACAGACCTTTACAATAAGATTAGTGCAGATATTATCGCAGGTACGCTATCAGGGGATTATCTTAACCTTGTTAATGATTACGTTCAACCTATGCTTATATGGTGGGCGCAGGTTAATTACATTCCTTACGCTGCTTATCAAATAAAGAATGGTGGGGTTTTTAAGCATACATCTGAAAACGCTGAAAGTGCAAGTAGAACAGAGGTTGACTACTTAGTACAGAAAGCGAGAAACACAGCAGAGTATTACACTCGTAGGTTTGTTGACTATATGAGTTTTAACGATAATCTTTTTCCTGAGTACAGGTCAAACAGCGACAGCGATGTATATCCTGATAATGATTCATTGTTTAACGGATGGGTGCTTTGAGATACAAAATAAAAGATAAGAATATAACAAAATTAAAAAAGTTTCTAAATGCCAAACGAAATATATCACAGAAGCAATTGGGGAGAAAGTAAAGCTGAGGACTTTGGCGATGTGTACTATGACCACGCAGCGACCAATAAGCTATACAACCATTCTGATTATTACGAGAACTCAGATGGCACAGATGCGACCTTAAAAGACTTAAACAATAAAGCAAGTATAGTCTTAACACCTACTGCATATTCAGATGGTAGCTTAAATACTGTTATACCGCCTTATCAGACATTATCTGAACTCGTTACCAATGGGGATTTTAGTAATGGTACTAATGATTGGGAAACAGAAGGTAATTCAAGTATTGTAGTTGGAACATACGAAGGTCGTTCAAACGTAGCAAATATAAATATATTAAACACTTCTACAAGCTCGAGAATTAGACAACCTTTTAGTTATGTTAGTGGTAAAAAATATAAAGTTACTGTTGATGTTTTTCTTGTAAGTGGTAGTTTTAGAATGGACAGCTCAGACAGTTTTATTTCAGGAGATTTTGTTTCTACTTCTACAACAGGTTCTTGGGTTACTTTAAGTGCAGAAATAGATGCAATAAGCACAGGCAGCAATTATATTTGGTTAAGAAGTTTGTCGGCTGTATCACAGTTTTATGTAGACAACGTAAGCGTAAAAGAAATACAAGAAGCCGACTTTGACTTTAGTAGAGGTTCAAGTGCTACAAGAGTAAACGAGCAAGGGCTTGTAGAGGACGTACAGATATTAAGTGGAGAGCTTGTACAAAACGGAGACTTTGAGCAGATAGGTAGTGAACTTGTTACCAACGGAAACTTTGAAACGGATAGTGATTGGACAAAAGGCGCAGGGTGGAGTATTGCTAATGGCAAAGCATCAAATGACGGAAGTGTAAGTGGTAATGATTATTTAATAAATTCTGCTTCTACATCAATAGTAGGTAAAACGTATAAAGTTGTTTTTACTGTTTCTGATTATGTTCAAGGTAATTTAAGAGTTAGAGCAGGTCAAGCATCTTCAACTGATATTAATGCTAATGGCACATACACTCAATATCAAGTTTCTACAAGTACAGAAACTGTAAGGATACACGCAAGAAATAATTTTATTGGCTCAATAGACAACGTATCAGTAAAAGAGGTCGGACAGAATTGGACGTTTGGTACAGGGTGGTCTATTGAAGATGGTGTTGTAAGTGCTAATGCACCAAGCGGTAATTTAGACCAAAGTTTATCTGCAACAAGTGGTAGTAAATATAGGGTTACTTTTACAATATCAAATTATGTTAGTGGAGATTTACGTTGGAGATTTACAGGAACGAGTAATGAAAACGGAACTTTAAGAAGTGCAAATGGTACTTATACAGAAGAAATAACTTTAACAAACAATCAGTCTATTTTTAGATTTCCTGCAACAAGCGGTGTTATGGATATAGACAACGTATCTATTGTAGAAATAACAGACGATACCGACTTACCAAGAATAGATTATACAGATGGTACAGGCAGTTTGTTATTAGAGCCACAGAGGACTAATCTCGTTACTTATAGCGAGGACTTTAGTCAATGGTCAAACTCAGGTATAATTACAGTCGAAAGTGGATATTTAGCACCTGATGGAAGCACTAATGCTTATAAGATAACTGATGACGCACCATCTAATAATGCTACGTCATTGTATTTAGGGGTTGGAGCCGCTGCTGACAATGCGAGAACTATATGGGCAAAAACTGTTAGTGGCACAGGTACAGTAAATTTATGTTCACATAATAGCAACACAAACAACTTATTTACAGTTACAAATGAGTGGCAAAGATTTGAAGTAAACTCTGCATCAGCAACAGGAGTCACTAATTTTTATGGTGTTGACTTTCGAAATAGTGGAACTTTAACTGAGATTTTAATATGGGGAGCTCAGACTGAGGTCGGAGATTACGCAACATCCTACATCGTTTCTAATAGCGGAAGTGCTACCACTCGCTCTGCTGACGTAGCAAACAATAGCGGTAATGCTGACTTGTTTAATGATAGTGAAGGTGTGCTATATGCAGAGATTGCAGCACTTGCAAATGATGGAACTTTTAGAAGTATATCTATAAGTAGTGATGCGGGATACAACAACTCAATAATGATAAGGTATATAAGTACACCTAATCAGGTTAATGTAATAACAAGAATTGGTGGTGCAATAAACAATACGTCGGTTAATGTAAACGATATAACTGAATTTAATAAAATTGCTTTTAAATATAAGTCAGAGGATTGTGTTTTATTTATTAATGGTGTACAAGTAGCAACTTCTGCAGGAGCGTTTAATTCATCAGGTATAAATAATTTATCTTTTGATAGGGGTGGTGGTAGCGCAAATTTCTACGGAAAAACAAAAGCACTTGCAGTATTTAAAGAAGCATTAAGTAATGATTTACTCGAAAGACTAACAGGCGAGGGTTACGAATCTTTTAGACTATTAGCAGAAGCAAACAACTATACAATTATATAAAATGGCAGTAAAATTAGGAAACGGTAATTGGGCAGTAAAAGAAGATAAGCTATTAGCATATAACGACAATAGTGGTTTATTCTTTAACAAAGAGTTTGACTTTTCAAGGGGTACGTCTGCAACCTATGTAGCTAAAGATGGCTTAATCAAAACAGCAGGTATTCAACCTAACATAGTAAACAACGGAGATTTTAGCGAGTTAGGGTCAGAGCTTGTTACTAATGGTACGTTTGAAACGGATAGTGATTGGACAAAAGGCACAGGGTGGAGTATTGCTGATGGTAGGGCTTCTTACGATGGGTTAAATGGAACGCAACAAATTTTTTCTAATACAGGATATAGTCCTGTTGTTGGCAAAACATACAAAATCACATTTAATGTTTTAAATCAAGGAGATGGAAATAATACTGCAAGTTTTGGTGGAGTAGTTTTTTCAAATACTAACTTGTCTGTTAATAGTTATGAGTTTTACGTTACTGCTATTAGCACAGGTAGATTTGGAATTTTTGGTAGAGATGGCGGTGTTTTTTCAATAGACAATGTATCAGTAAAGCAAGTTGACCCTAATGATTATTGGACTTTAGGTACAGGTTGGAGTTTTGGAGATAATAGAGCGACAAGCAATGCATCTACAAATAGCTACTTAAATCAACAGGTGTATGAAATAGGAAAAACATATAAATTAGGATTTGAAGTTTTAGAAGGCACTATTGAATTAAGGTCTGCACAGTATAGTAAAGGCACAGGATTTTACACCACAGGCACTTATTCTATTGAGGTTATACCTACAACAACATCAACACATTTTTACGTTTATACAGGTTTTGGTCAATCTTCAATTACAAACATAACAGTACAAGAAATACAAACAGACACACCAAGAATAGACTTTACTAATGACACTAAAGGGCATCTACTCTTAGAGCCGAGTAGGACGAATCTCATTACTTACTCAGAGGACTTTAGTCAATGGGGTACAGTTAATGGAGCGGTTGTTACAGATAATTTTACTACTTCGCCTGATGGTACGCAAAATGCAGCAAAAGTTGTTTATGATGGTACATCATTGGGTAGAATAGAAATAAGCACAGGTGCAAGTGGAACTAACACACAAAGCATATATTTAAAAACAGCTTCAGGAACACAAGCTGTTAGTATCGGTGCTTCAAGTGGTAGTTTAACAGAAGTTACTGTAACAAGCGAGTGGCAAAGATTTACGCATACAGGTTCAGGTAATTACCCAAGAGTTTTATGTAATGATGCTGCTACAATATACGCTTGGGGTGCTCAGTTAGAAAGTGGCGATTACTCTACAAGTCTAATACCCACCACAGGTGCGGCTTCTACTCGTAATGCAGACGTATGCAATAATAGTGGGTCTGCACAAGACTTTAATTCAGAGGAAGGAGTATTGTATGCGGAGTTAAGTTTTTTAGAATCTTCTGCATCAGCAACTAATCAACTATCATTGTCTGATGGTAGTAGTGATAATAGAATAATGATTTACCCACTTTCTAACACGCAATTAGGTTTGAGATTTAATGCTAATGGTTCTCAATTAGTAACTCAAACTGTAACAGTTTCAAGTTTAATTATTTATTCTAAAATAGCAATAAAATGGGGTAATGGTAATTACAGTTTATATCAAAATGGCTCAGAGATTTACACTCAAACAATAGCAAGTACCCCAATAGGATTAGATAAACTTAATTTATCAAGCGTAACAGAAACAAGTAATTTAAAAAGCAAAGTAAGAAACGTACAAGTATTTACAGAAGCTCTTACAGACGAACAATTAGAAAAATTAACAAGTTAATTATGAAATATATATTTAAGAAATACGA